CACCAGTGCCGGCAACAGGTGCACGGTGACCACAGCTCAGTCTGACCTGGGCAACCTGACCTACTCGGATCAGGACGGTGTGCAGATGCTGAACATGCCCTTCATTGCAGTTCCGACCAGTTCGGGCAATGATGAGCTGAGTCTTGCTTTTACCTGACCTTGGCTTTCGTTCTCAAGCAGTCGGACACCTACTCGTGGCCGATCGCGTTTGATATCCCCGTCGATGGTGGCCGTATGCAACGGCAGACCTTCGATGGGGAGTTCCGTCGCCTGAGCCAATCACGGATCACTGAGATTGGCGCACAGATCAAAGCCGAAGAGATCACGGACGCCGACCTGGCGGCTGAGGTCTTGATCGGTTGGTCTGGCGTCACAGACGGCGATGGCAAAGACGTGCCGTTCAGCCAGAAGGCGCTCGAGCAATTGCTTGATGTGCCGATGCTGGCAGGCGCGATCACGCTGGCTTATTTCGAGAGCCTGCAGGGAGCCAAGCGAAAAAACTGATAGAGGCCGCTGAGCATTGGGCGGGCGGGAGCGTCGTTGACGAAACCGCCGCTGATGCCGCGGCCATGGGCATTGCTTTGCCAGATTTGCCGGCAGCACCGGATGAAGACTTTGGCGTCTCGCCTGAGAACTGGCCGACCGTGGAGATGTTCCTGCGGGTGCAAACTCAATGGCGCACGTCAATGGGTGGCGTGATCGGGCTGGACTATGCAGCTGTGGCGTGGGTGCTTAAGCTGTATGGGATAGAAGATCAGCGTTCGCTGCTCGAAGATCTGCAGGTCATGGAGGCCGCTGCCATGCGTGTCATGAACAAGCAGGAGGCCTGACCATGGCGCTCAACCTGGACGCAGCTCTCAAGATCACGGCGAGCGTTGCCGGCGAGAACAACATCCGCCGGTTTCAAAACTCGCTGCAAGGCCTTGAGGGGCGGATCAAGAACACCAGCATGGCGGCTGACCTGCTGGTTACTGGCATCAAGGGGCTGGCCGCTGCGGCCGTTACAGGCGGCGTTCTAGCGCTGGCCAAAAGCGCCATCGACTTGGCGGATGACATGCGCGACCTGTCGCAGCGCACAGGCGTCAGCGTCCAAACGCTGGGGCAGTTCAAGGTGGCAGCCGAGCTGTCGGGCAGCAGCATTGAAGGCGTCGCCAAAGGCCTGAACTTCCTGAACAAGAACATGGTGGCGGCAGCCACCGGCGGCAAGGATGCAGCGGCTGCATTCCAGACGATCGGCGTCTCGACCAAAGATGCCCAGGGCAACCTGCGCACTGCCGATCAGGTGTTCTTAGATGTTGCGGATCGGTTCGCGACGCTCAGAGATGGACCTGAAAAGGCTGCCCTTGCCATGCGGATCTTTGGCAAGGCTGGCGCGGATCTGATCCCGATCCTGAACTTGGGCAGCAAGGAGATCCAGCGGTTTGGGCTAAACATCACGCAGGACTTCGCGGACAAGGCTGATGCATTCAACGATCAGCTCGGGCTGGCTGGTGCGCAGGTCACCAATCTGAGCATTCAAATTGGATCGGCGCTGTTGCCTGTGATCAATGGATTGCTTGCCGGTCTGAGCGGTGCTGTCACACAGATTGGCAAATGGATCGAAGGCTTGCAAACTGCCTACAAGGAGAACGCTGCATTTAAGACATCGATCGATGTACTGATCGGAGCGCTTACGGCACTGGCTACGGTCCAAGTCTTTTCTACATTTATCGCCGGCGCCAAGGCTGCCATCTTGATCACTGGCACATTGATCAAGGCGCTTAAGGGATTGACCGCCGCCAACCTGCTGGCTGGTGCTGCTGGCTTCCTTAAGAGCAAGCCCGGACTGATCGCGGCATTAGTTGCTGGCTTAGGCGTTGGCATTGATGCAGCGTTCAATCAAGGCAAGATCGTCAGCGGCATCACCCGCGGGATCTCGGGCGCTCTGGATCAAGCATTCGGCATGTTCGGCGCGATGGTCCCGGCTGTGCCCAACATCCCAACCAGACAGGGTGGCGTTCTTGATGTAAGCGGCTTGGACACTGGCGCGGCATCTGCCAGCAAGAAGTCCAAAAAAGACAAAGAAGAGGCAGCCAAAAAAGCGCGCGAAGCCTTAGCCGATTCTCGCGATGCACTCAAGCAGTCACAGGCAGAACTGAGAACGCTGAAGGAGCTTGATCCGGTCCGCAAGACACAGCTTGAGTATGAAGAAAGACGGCAGGCAATTCGCGCAACCGCGAGCCGTGAACTGCGCGATGCGCTAAGCGTTGAACAAGAGGCGAACATTCAACGGCGACGAAGCGTTGAGATTGCAAAGCTGGACGTTCAAGAACAGAGTGCCCTTGCGGAAATCTACGAACGGCTTGGCAACGAAGCGCGAGATACAGCGATCGCGATGTTGCAGGTGGCCGATGCGGCGCAAACACAAAGGGATGCGTTGGCCGGGATTGGTGATGGGATCACTGCATACCTAGAGCAGATCGGCACGGTTCGGGATGCCCTTTCCAATCTGTCTCAGCAAAGCTTCAAGGGGGTCGAAGATGCGATCGTCAGCCTGACCACAACGGGCACGTTCAGCTTCCGCCAGTTTGCGCTGTCGATCGTTGAGGATCTGACCCGCATGGTCACCCGGATGCTTGTCATCGCGCCGCTGCTGAAGTTCATTCAAGGATTGCTGCCTGGCGGGACCTTTGCATCAGCCAACGCTGGCCTGAGCGGCGCTGGCGCGCTGAAGTCGTTCCTACCAGGCTTCGCGCTCAACGCGACCGGCAACGTCTACGGCTCCAATGGCGTGGTGCCATTTGCCCGCGGCGGCATCGTCAATGGTCCGACCATGTTCCCGTTTGCCAAGGGCGTCGGCCTGATGGGCGAGGCTGGTCCTGAAGCGATCATGCCGCTCCGCCGTGGCGCTGATGGCCGGCTGGGCGTGGCAGCATCTGGTGGCGCTGGCGTCAATGTGACCGTGAACGTTGACGCTGGCAGCAGCCAAGTGCAGGGTGATGGTCCTAACGCCAACCAACTCGGCCGGGTGATCGGCGCTGCAGTGCAGGCTGAGATCGTCAAGCAACAACGGCCTGGCGGTCTACTCGCAACCACACGCTGATGGCAACCTTCACCTACACACCCAGCTTCACCGCTGACCTAGAAGAGCAGCCGATCGTCAGAAGCGTTCGCTTCGGCGACGGCTACGAGCAACGGCTCGCCTACGGCTTGAACACGCAGCCGAAGAAATGGTCGCTGCAGTTCAGCAACCGGGACGACACCGAGCGCAACAACATCCTGACCTTTCTGCGTGCGCGTGGTGCGGCCGAGTCGTTCGATTGGACCGACCCGAACGGTTACGCCGGGAAGTGGGTCTGCCGGGGTTGGAACACCAGCCAGGTGAGCTGCAACTTCAACAACATCAGCGCCACCTTTGAAGAGGTCTTTGAGCCCTAATGGCCTACGCAGCCTGGCAAGCCAGCACGAGCTACGCAGTCGGCGCCATCGTCCGCGCCACGACGACGCAGGCCAGCGGGCTGGTGTTCCGCTGTACGATCGCCGGCACCAGCGCTAGCACGCAGCCAGCATGGCCGACGGACATCGGCAGCACGATCGCAGATGGTGGCGTCACATGGGCAGCGATCAGCAGCGTCTACGAAGAGCTGGCGGTTCTGGGTCCGAACGCGATCATCGAGCTGTTCGAGCTGCAGCTTGACACCACACTGCACGGCGCCAGCACGACTTATTACTGGCACAACGGGGTCAACGCAGCCGTCACCGGCAACATCGTCTTTGCCGGCAATACCTACGTCAGGCTTCCGGTCGAGGCGACGGGCTTTGACTACACCAGCTCTGGCAGCCTGCCGCGTCCGACGTTGCGGATCAGCAACCTGTTCAGCGACATGACCACGCTGCTGCTGCTGGTCAACGCGACCACACCCGGCAACGACCTGGGCGGTGCCACGGTGCGGCGGATCCGCACGCTGAAGAAGTTTCTCGATGGCGAGGCGGCGGCTGACCCTAATGCTCGCTTCCCGACGGAGATCTGGTACGTCGACCGCAAGTCCAACGAGAACCGCGATCTGGTCGAGTTCGAGCTGGCCAGCAAGTTTGACCTAGCCGGCGTCATGCTGCCCCAGCGGCAGATCATCGCCAATGTGTGCCAGTGGAAGTATCGCGGCGCGGAGTGCGGCTATACCGGCAGCAACTACTGGAACGTCAACGATCAGTCCGTTGGCACCTTGGCGGCTGACGTGTGCGGCAAGCGGGTGGAGAGTTGCAAACTGCGGTTCGGCGCGACGGCTGAGTTGCCGTTCGGCTCCTTCCCAGGTGCCGGCCTGACCCAGTGATGAAGCTGACCGACATGCTCAAGGCTGACATCCTGGCGCACGCGCAGGCCGAAGATCCCCGCGAGTGCTGCGGCTTGATCCATGTGGTCAAAGGCCGGCGCCGCTACTACCCGTGCTGCAATATCGCCACCACACCAGACGAGCATTTCGTCTTGGATCCGGCGGACTACGCAGCAGCCGAGGATCTGGGCGAGATCGTGGCCGTCGTGCATAGCCATCCGGTGACGCAGCCAGGCCCATCAGCAGCGGATCAGATCGGCTGCAACAACAGCGGCCTGCCGTGGGTGATCGTCAACCCCAAGACGGAGGCATGGGGCGGCTGCGAGCCTGCGGCGTTCGAGTTGCCTTACGTTGGCCGCGAGTTTGTGTTCGGCGTGGTCGATTGCTACTCGCTGGTGCGGGATTGGTATCAGCGCGAGTGGGGGCTGACGCTGGCGGACTTCGACCGGCGTGATCGGTTCTGGGAGCGGGGGGAGAACCTGTACCTCGACAGCTACCGCTCGCAGGGTTTCAGGCAGATGCCGTTCGAGGAGCTGCAATACGGCGACGCGATCTTGATGCAACTATCGGCAAGCCTGCCCAATCACGCGGCGATCTACCTGGGCGATCAGCAGATCCTGCATCACGTTCAAGGCAGGCTCTCGAGTCGCGATGTCTTCGGCGGCTACTATGTCAAAAGCACTGCCCTGGTCTTGCGGCATGAAAGTCGTTAAGGTCTACGGCGCACTTCGCAAGCGACTCGGCCAGTGCCGGTTCGAGTTTGAAGTGGACACGCCCGCGCAGGCGATCAAGGCATTGTGCGTCAACTTCCCTGGCCTGGATAAGTGGCTCATCGACTCTGAGCAGACCGGAATGGGCTTCCGCGTCACCGTCGGCAAGGAGCGCATCACACAAGAGGATGCCAGCGTGGCCGTGCTGCCCTGGTCTGAGCGGGATGTGTTCAGCATTGCGCCAGTGCTGGCTGGTGCTGGCGGCGGATTCGGACGCGTACTGGCAGGGATTGGTCTTGTTGCGCTGGCGATTGTGGCAGGTCCTGCGGCTGGCGGTTTCCTTGGGCTGGGCGCTCAGGCTTTTGCTGGTGCCGGCTTTGTTTTAGGTGGTGCCGCTGCTACTGCAATCGGCGGCATCGGTGCTGCATTGGTGCTGTCTGGCGTCGCGCAGATGCTGTCCCCGCAGCCCGATATCTCAGCACTGCAACGCGGCAAGGAAGCCGCCCGGCTGGAGTCATTCAGCTTCAGCGGGATTGTCAACACCAGCCAGCAGGGGATGCCGGTGCCGATCGTCTACGGTCGCGCTTTCGTTGGCTCGGCTGTCCTGTCTAGCGGTCTTGACGTGGCGCAACTGAAATGACGCAGCTCCAAGGTTCTGGTGGTGGCGGTGGTGGCGGCGGATGCTTCCTGGGGCACACGTTGGTGCGCACGCCTGACGGGCAGCGTCGCATCGATGAGCTGCAGGCTGGCGATCAAGTCCTGAGCTTCGATGACAAGGGCACGCTGCACGAGGCGACGATCCTGAAGGTGCATGAGCACCTGAACGAACGCGTCTATCGCTACCAGCTTTGGGGCGGCGCGTCACTGGATGCAACCCCGAATCACTGGGTGCTGAACCAGTTCAATGCCTTTGTCGCGATCGGCAGCCTTGGCGCTGATGACTGCTTGGTGGACGAGAACAACCACCTACGCCCCATCGTCGGCCGCGAACAACTGCCTGCGGGCACGGTCTACAACCTGACCGTCGAAGGACACCACACCTTTATCGCTGGCGGGATCCGCGTCCATAACGCTGGCCTTGGCGTGCTGCAAGGCGCAGGTGGCGGCGGTGGCGGCAAAGGTGGCGGTGGTACAACCCACGTCCCATCAGAGGCTGACGACAGCCTGCAATCAGTCCAATTTGCCAGCGTCCTTGACCTGATCAGCGAAGGCGAGATCCAAGGCATCGAGGATGGGGTGCAGGGCATCTACTTGGACGGGACACCGGTTCAGAGCAGCGGCGGAATCGACAATTTCACGGGCTACACCGTCGTCACACGCACCGGCACGCAGGCGCAGAGCTACATCCCAGACGCCAACGGCACTGAGTCTGAAAAGGCCGTCAACGTCGAGATCACGGCTGCTGCATCCGTCACCCGGCAGATCACCGATTCCGATGTGGACCGCGCCCGCATCACGGTGCAGGTGCCAGCGCTGCAGATCATCGAGGATGACGGCGACATTGTCGGCCACGAGGTCAGCATCCGCTGCAGGGTGCAGTACAACGGCGGTGGCTACACGACCGTCTTTGAGGACACGATCAGCGGCAAGACAACCAACGCCTACCAGCGCGATTACATCATCAGCCTGACCGGCGCGTTCCCGGTTGACATCAGGTTGGAGCGCATCAGCGCCGATGAGTCCAGCGCACGCCGGCAGAACCGCACCTTCTGGTTCAGCTACACCGAGATCATCGACGAGAAGTTCAGGTATCCCAACAGCGCACTGGCATTCCTGCGCTTTGACAGCCGTCAATTCAAAGGCGTCCCAGCCCGCAAGTATCTGGTGCGCGGCATCAAGGTGCAACTGCCGAGCAACGCCACGGTTGACACCACCACCCATCTCGGCCGCGTCACCTACAGCGGCGTGTGGGATGGCACCTTCGGCGCTGCTACCTGGACCAATGACCCGGCCTGGTGCCTGTGGGACCTGCTGACCAACACCCGCTACGGCGCCAGCATCCCAACCAGCAGCCTGGACCGTTACGACTTCTACGCGATCAGCCAATACTGCAACGCACTCGTCAGCAACGGACGCGGCGGGCAGGAGCCACGGTTCAGTTGCAACATGCTGATCAACAGCAGGGACGAGGTTTACAACGTCATCCAAGAGTTCGTCGCGCTGTTCCGTGGCATCGCCTACTACGGTGCCGGCGCGATGGTGGTGCTGCAGGACAAGCCATCTGATCCGCAGTATCTGCTGACCCCCGCCAACGTGGTCGATGGGCTGTTCAACTACAGCGGCTCATCGCAGAAGGCGCGGCACACCACGGCAACGGTGGCTTACCAGGAGTACGACAACCTGGGCGAAGTGTCCTACGAGTACGTCGAGGATGCGTCGGCCGTTGCCAAATATGGCATCATCAACAAAGACATCAAGGCAGTCGGCTGCTACTCGCAAGGACAGGCGCACCGTGCTGGTAAGTGGGCGCTGCTGTCTGAGCAGAACCTGACCGAGACGGTCACCTTCTCAGTGTCGATCGACTCGGGCATCGTGCTGCGGCCTGGCATGGTGATCGACGTGGCCGATCCTGTCAAGGCTGGCAGCAGACGCGGCGGCCGCATCGCAGCAGCAACAACCACGACCATCACGCTCGACGACGCCACCGGCATCACGCTGGGCACCTCGCCAACGATCAGCGTCCTGATGCCCACCGGCCTGGTCGAGACCCGCAGCGTCAGCACTCTGGCTGCTGGCGTGGTCACAGTCACTAGCGCGTTTAGCGAAGCGCCCAACGCCCAGAGCATCTGGGTCATGGAGAACACCAGCCTGCAGACGCAGCAGTTCCGTGTCGTCAGCGTGGCCGAGGCCGAGGACGGCATCTATGGCGTGACGGCGCTGGCCTACAACAGCAGCATCTACGCCGCGATCGAGTCGGACATCAAACTGCAGACGCGAGACATCTCCAACCTGTCCGCTCTGCCGCAGTCGCCCACCGGCCTGACTGGCACGGAGCACCTGTACACCGATGGCCAGAACGTCCGCACCGCCTTTGAGCTGAGCTGGGTGCCGCCCACCCAACTGGTGCAGTCCTACCGGGTGATCTACCGGCTCGGCAATAACAACTTCTCGCAGATCGACACCAACAGCCCCAGCACCCGCATCGAGGGCTTGGACGCTGGCACGCTGCAGGTCCGGGTGCAGTCGATCAACAGCCTCGGCGGCGTCAGCAACCCAGCCACGGCGACGTTCAACCTAGTTGGCAAAACCGCACCGCCGGGCAACGTCCAAAACCTGACCATCGAGCCGATCAGCGCCAACAGCGCACGCTTGCGGTGGGATGCAACGGTTGACCTGGACGTGCGCGTTGCTGGCCGCGTCCACATCCGCCATACCAACCTGACCGATGGCACCGGCACCTGGAGCAACAGCGTTGACCTGATCCCTGCAGTCGCTGGCTACAGCACCGAGGCAATCGTGCCGTTGGTCGAAGGCGAGATCCTGGTTAAGTTCGAGGATGACGGAGAGCGTCAGAGTCCAACTGAAGCGAGCGTGATCGTCGACTTCCCGGATGCGCTCGGCAACCTGCTGGTGCAAAGCCGCCGAGAGGATGCAGATGTACCGCCGTATCAGGGCAGCAAGACCAACGTCTTTTACAGCGAAGAGTTGGACGCCTTGGTGCTCGACGGTGACACGCTGCTGGACGCCATTGCTGACTTTGACCTGATCAGCAGCATGGACTACCTCGGCGCCGTGGAGCCGCTAGGAACCTATGAGTTCGCCAACACGCTCGACTTGGGTGCCAGCTTTGCCCTTGACCTGAGCCGCTTCTTCGTGACGGCTGGCTTCTTCCCGAACGATCTGGTGGATAGCCGCACTGCACTGGTGGACGACTGGTCGGATTGGGATGGTGGCATCATCGATCAGGTCAACGCCAGGCTGTATCTGCGGCGCACGCCTGACAACCCCAGCGGCACGCCCACATGGTCCAGTTGGCAGGAGTTTGTGAACGGCACCTTCCTGGGGCGCGGCTTCCAGTTCAAGGCAGAGCTGATCAGCAACAACACAGCGCAGAACATCCTGATCGATCAGCTCGGCTACGAGGCCACCTTCCAGCGCAGGACTGAGCAGTCGGTCGGGGCGGTCAGCAGCGGCGCTGGCACGAAGGCGGTCACGTTCGACAAAGCATTCTTCACTGGTACCGCACTGCTCGGTGGTCTGAATGCCTACCTGCCCAGCATTGGCATCGTGGCGCAGAACCTGGCGACAGGCGACTACTACAACGTCACCAACGTCACCAGCAGCGGCTTTGACGTGACCTTCAGAAACAGCTCTGGCACTGCAGTCAGCAGGAACTTTCTATGGACTGCGGTGGGATTTGGCAAGGGCGCTTAAAGTAGGAGCAAAATGGCCTAGCTATGGCTCAACACGATTACGTCATCGCTAACGGCACCGGTGCGGCCGTCCGATCTGACATCAACAACGGCCTCGCCGCCATCGTCAGCAACAACAGCGGCGCGACCGAGCCGGCAACGATGTACGCCTACCAGTGGTGGGCAGACACGACCACTGGCTTGCTGAAGATCCGCAACGCCGCAAACAACGGCTGGGTCACCGTCGGCACCTTAGCCAGTGCTAACCTCGGCCTACTGGCATCGGCTGGAACCCTCACCGCTGCACTGGGCAGCGCCAGCACCCCCGGCATCACGTTCACTGGCGACACCAACACCGGCATCTACAGCCCTGGTGCTGATCAGGTCGCTGTTGCAACGAGCGGCACTGGCCGGCTGTTTGTTGATGCGAGCGGGAATGTAGGTCTGGGGACTAGTAGCCCTAGCAGCAACCTCACTGTTTCAGGAAGCACAACACTGCTAAGGATTATTGGCAGTGGATCCAGCACTGATTTCAGGATTGACAACTCGGTATCAGACTT